ACTTCGCAACGAAAAGTGTACCTTGACGTTCGATTTGGTACTCAGATTCAGTAGCCAAGTCGAGCAGTTTAACAGTTCCAACAGCAGCAGAATGAGAAACAACACCAAGCGTGTTAGTAAAGTTTCCATTGTATCCTACTCCGCTACCACCGAACACGTCGTTAGCAGCTTCTCCGTCACCAGAGGAAACAGCAGACAAGTCAGTCGATGGGATGTGGTTGGATTTGTAGATTGTGATACCTGCGATTTGAGGGATCGATCCAGAAGCGATGCTTCCTACACCTCCGACGTCTTTGTTGACAGCAGAAGTAGAGATAGCAAGCTGTCCAGCACCACCAGTGATTAACTTGTAGTACTCTTGTGGACGAAGAACGCAGAAACGACCGTCGCTAGGAACGTCATTTTCGTCGAGCTTCTGAGCAGCAGTGAAAAGAGCAGCTGTTAATTCTGCACCAGTTGGATCAGTGTTATCAGTGTCGTCTTCTGAGTCACTTACGTCACCCATTGCATTAGCAGAAACGTCAAGGATACCACCAGTCTTACCACCAGTTACGGCAGCAGCAGAACGAGCAGCAGCGATGAATACTTTAGCAAGAGCAGTATCGAAACGAACAGCAAGAGCTTTACCCAACTCGTTAGCGTAGACGCTGCGGATGTCGTAGTGGTTCTTTACGTCGTCGATGTTGCTTAAGAAAGTAGAAGCCAAAAGCATCTTGTCGATAGTGATGACTTTCTCAGCTTTCTTGATGTCGCTAAGGTAGCTGTTTCCAGCGTCAGCGATGTTTTCACCGGGTGTATGATAAGCAGCAGAAGCGATTCCTGTTACAGGGAACTGAGCTGATTTACCGTTTTCGATTGTGCGAACAGTATGTAGTGCTTTAAAGATGTTTGACTCTTCGAAGGTTTGCAGAATTTCTCCGCTAAACTTTTTAAGAAACAACGCATCTGTATCACCAGCACTATTAATTTGTCCAACACGTGAGGGGGATGTATCTCCATTAGCCATGATATATTTTCCTTTATGTTGTAGTTATTATAGTTGTAGTTATTGGTTGGTTGACTCTCACTTCGTTCGTTCACAGGATTGTCTACCGCAGTAGGTCGAGGACTAATTGTCGTAATTGTCTATATAAATATGTTACCGATTACAATAACAGCAATAAATACACCAATTGTCAACACTAGTGCTTTCTCTAGTTTTGTTAACTCACGGTATAGCCGTCGTAATCTTTTTAGTTGGAACTCCATTCTTTGCTTTCTTGTGAACGTGCTTCGTATGTATGAACGATATGACATTCCACAATACTACTACGATCAGAGTTAGCTTTAGCAAGCGGGAAATTCATCATCCTCTCCTACCAGATGGACCAAAATAAAAGCCTAGTATACAAGGCAGAATTACTGTGCATCCCATAAGGCTGATGTGTCCAGAAGAAATAGTGATCGGCTTTTGGGCTGCTTGCCATTTGAAGAGTCCGAAGAGGATTTCATTGTACCCTTCTCCGTCTGCGTTTGTGACTGTGAGGATTTCTGCGTTGGGATAAAGGGTACATAAGATGATACACGTGCAGAGCGTAGACACCCCGATAACAGCAAGACAACGACGAGTATAAGAAACAAATTCAGAAGTACCTGCTTTAGCGAGTTCAGCTTGGAGTCTAAGAAAATTATCATTTGCACGAGCCTCTCTCGCCATTTCAATATCGTGCTTTTGTTGGCGAGCTTCAAATATGTACCCAAACACACCCTTGAGAATAGCACCCATAGCCGTGCTACCCCCACCCGTAATGAATAACATAAGGAGTTCACCCATCTCACTTCTCTACTTTATCACGTAGTCTGTCCAACTCTTTCTCCAAGTATTTTAATCTCTCAAACTGTTGATGGTCAGAGGTTATCGGAGCGTCTTGCATCTCCAACAGATGATTAAGGTCTGCTTTGGATTGTTCTGCAAACTTCTCCAAGTGCATCATCCGTGCTGACAAATCACCCAATAACGTACCCTCGTGTTGTACCCGGTCTAAGCTGCTATCTAATACCATCAACTTGTTCCACACGACGGAATATCCCCACACACACGTACCAACAATAGCTATGACTTTCGCCATGAATGCTAGGTTGGCTTTAACCTGTACGTTTTCTCCTATCTCTGCTGCCATATTCTTAATCATAGTAACCAACGACTACCTAAGCAAAGAAAAAAGATGCCTTGAGGCACTCCTTAAAAACTCCCTGAAACCGATAAAAGGGAGAAAACCCATAGGAATGCCCAAGGCATCTTCACACACACATTAATTATGAAAGTTAAATATTACTCACAGCGAGTCGTCTGTCAATCTCTTGATGGTAAGCTTTATCACCACTACGATAACGTGGGTCAGACTGTGCTCGTGCTAGTTCTTGCATACTCTTAAAAGGCATAGTAGATGTACCGCTCACTGCTCCCTGTACCAGCTTAGGTTGTGTTGCACCTGTAGCATTCTGATACCTAGCGTACAATCCTTGCACTGCTAACTTCGCTTGGCTGACCGTGCCTCCCGTAACAGCTTCGTCAAATGCGTCGATCTCTTCCTGCGGTAAATGTTCGTTGGCCCATTCAGCCATTGCATCGTAGTTATCACCTGCGACTCCTTTGATCTGGGCTTCTTCTGATTGAATAAGAGCCTGTTGACCAGCTGCGTAACTATCGACAAGATCACGTGGTAATCCTACTTCTTCAAGTTTCTTATAAGTTTCTTCAGACAGTTGACCGTCGTTAGCAAAGAACTCCTGACTAGCTTCCACAACAGCTTCATTATAATCACCAGCTTCTTCTTTGTTGTCATCATCGCTTTGTTCTTCTTGTTGCTGTGGTTCTTCGGGTTGTTCAGCTTCTTCAACTTCTTTTGTCCCTTGTCCCATTCTTTTCTCAAGCTCCGCATATGACTTAGCCATGTCCTCCGCTGATTCAAACTTTTCAGGAAGCCACTCAGGACGTTCTTGCGTTTCCTCAACTTGTGGTTCCGCTTGTTGCTCTTCAGGAGTTTCAACCGCTTCGTCAACGGGTTCGATCTCATTCGGTGCTTTTTCATTTATCTCTACTCGGTGTAATTCAGCCATGATAGTTTACTCTTCGGGTGGTGGTTCTTGTTGTGCCATGTACTGCTCCTGTGCAGCATTGATAGCAGGTGCTACGGCAGGACTACCCAACTTCATCATCATCTCTTGTTGTTGTGCTTGCTGCATAGCTTGTTGAATTTCTTCTTCCGTCTTGATCAGTCCCTCAGTTTCTATACCAAGAGCAGTAGCACGACGTTTAAAGTAATCACTAACATTCAGATACTGTGTCACTGCTTGTGGTCCTACTACCTGATTAGCTCCTGCCAAGAATAAGTCTAGACGTTGTAAATCATTACCACGACCAAGTGCTTCAACACCAGTAACGATAGTAGGTTTAACAATATCTTTAGGTAGCTTAGGCAGACGCTTGTCCTTGGACATACGATCCATCAGACGACTGACGATTGGTAGTTGTAGTTCTTGTGATAAGAGAGAGTAGAGACCGCCAAGGGCAGCTTCCAGTTCTTGACTGAGCATTCTTATCTCCTCAGCGGTCACTCTCTCGGCATCTCTAACAACCCCACTTGTCAGAAGGAAAGCTTGTGATAGACGATCCGTAATCCCTTGCATTGTTGCTTGAGCAGTACGGAAGTCATTAAATTTATTCAGTTGTAATACAGATACGTCTCCTTCAGACCCTTGTACGATTGCCCCGTTAGGAGCTTCAGCCAGTGTACGTGAACGTGTTGTACCGTTAGGATTAACCATGAACAATACTTTAGCTGCTGCTGCACTACCCTCTACGATAGCTTTAGTCAGTGCTTCCAACGACTTGATGTCACCGATGTATTCCTCAACGAATCCACGTCCGTAGTCTTCTCCGTCTATCTGTGTGTAACGTAAAGGTAACCAAGGAGACTTATCTATCGGATACGATCCAATCGACTCTTCAATAACGATACCCTTGACGTCTTGTTTTACATTAAACTTGTCTCCCTCTCTAACGATAGATGTATACAGGTCGCAGGTGTTTTCTTTTTCCTGACGATACACTTCTTCACGAACACTCTCAGGTAACATCATAGGTGCTACCGTTTCTTTGACGGCTATGTGTGTAACGTTACCCATTGGATCACGCTTAACAACGTAACGATCCAAACGAAACACTCTCATACCTCCTTCATCAGGTAAGTACAACAGACTGTTACCACTGATAAGAAGATTCTTGAGTGCTTGGAAGATGCCGTTCCTGAAGTTCTGTACTTCTACTTCCTGTGATACGCTACGCTCAACATCAGCTAATGCTTTCTCTAAATCTGTCCGTAACTGCTCCGCTCCCTCTGGTCCCAGTTCAGCTTTTGCTTTATCTAATTCGTAGCGATCTATGACCAACCGAAAGAACGGAGCGTTAGGTGGTAGTAGGGCAAGTAAAAGTTTAGACGATAGATTAAGAACACCACGTGCTCCGATGCCTT